GAGATAGTTTTGACGAACCTAAAGATTGAAAAAAAGTCATTTATTTTCTCACCTCCTTTCTAATTCACCCCCTTGTTTTACTGATATACAAGGCTAATAATATTAAAATAGTTCCACTACATAAAAAACCTGCTATTTGATTCAATAAAAAAAAGCCATAGATTAAAAATCCAAGGCCTATCAATAGCAAAATTGTGTGGATATGTTCCAGTATTTTCAAAATAGCGAACCTCCTTCCAGAATTTTCTTGTTTGTCCAATAACCACTTCCATCAAAGGGTTCTAAGTAACAAGCAGCATAAGCATCTAACAGAGCATCCAGAGGGTCGATTTTATTACTGTTTTTGTTTTTATCAATCCTCATACCGTTATTATCAACTCTAGTATATGCATTATTGATTGCCATTGTTAGTAGTTGATTGCCACTATGCTTGATTTTCCCTTGACGGACATCATCACGGAATTGCTTCGTGGGCATATTCAAGACCATGGTGGTTTGTGGTATCTGGACTAGTGGCCATTCTGGATGTCGCTTTTCAATCATGGTCAATAGTGAACCGAATTGGTAAGGGTCAAAGAAAATACCTTGCAATTCCCACTCATTCTGATAAACCATTTCCTCGATTTTTTCAAGCACGCGCTCATCATCGATAACACCACTCTCAAGCGTTGTTATCTCGCATTCACCAGCTCTTTCCAAATTGGTATAAGAAACACCGTCTCTCTTTTCTTTTGCGATTAAGCCATATTTAGTGGCCACAAAAGAAAAGCTATTCGCATACCAATAGTCGTCCATCATGACCATAGGAGAGATAGAGAATAAGTCACTTGATCTACCAACATCGACACCTAACCAAACTCTACGCTTTTTAGTGTTCGGTTTATCAATCTTAGCTTTTGCCCAACTCTCTTTATCCATATAAGACTCTTCTGATGTTTGTCGCCACATGTTGTAGTTTTTAACTAGGATTTCATTTATTGTTCCTGTCTCAAGTGCCACCTTCCTACGTTTTCGTAGGTAGTCCATCATCTTTTTACGTAGTGCTTTGACTTCAAGAATTGGATTTGATTTTATCCAGTTCTTTTCATCTTTGATTTCCTCTTCATCATCTTGTTCAGCAATGAAGGCAAAGTATTCATCGTTTTCAACTTCTTCATCGAGAAGTTTTTCGATATACGCATACTCGATAGTGTGCATTGGTACGTTTAAATCAAATCCAGCTGTTGAGATAATCAAAATCAAAGGGTTATCCAACTGACCTTGACCAGATTCCAGAAGCTCAATCATCTCATTAGTTTTTGATGCTGCGAACTCATCCAAGATACCAACATACGGTTCAAATCCATCGACTGCGCCAGTCTCGCGACTTAATGCACGCACATAGCTTTCATCATTCAAGTTACGAAGCTCATCTCTGACTATCTTCGTAGCTTTTCTGATATCTGCATTTTTACTTCTTAAAGCATCCAACTGCTTACGGATCATATCGTAGGCAATACGTGCTTGTGAACGGTCATTCGCTGTACAAAACAACTGTCTACTCATTGCAGGGTTGCGACCAAACAAAAACTCATAGTTGGCAATACCTGCGACTAAGATTGTCTTACCATTCTTTCTGGCCAAGCTGATTAAAGCTTTTTTAAATCGTCTGATAGATGTATCAGACTTCTTTCTCCAACCATATAGACTACTCAAAATAAACTTTTGAAAATCTGCCAGCGGATATGGTTTTCCACTTTTGACATCTGGGAGCATTTCAATAAAATCTATCGGATTTTTTGCTTTGTCAGGTAAGTAAACATACGGAAAGTCTTCATCATCCATACGCTTTAAATCTCTTAAATGGCGCTTGCAAGCTTTTATAACTTTCTTGCTGGCTATGATTTCTCCATTCACGACTTTTGAAGCATATTGATAAGCTATATCTTCCATTGTTTTACCTCCTAACTACCAAATTTATCGAAAATACTCTCTTTCTTTTCTTCGACTTGTGGCACGAATAACTTCATGCGACTATCCACTGTCATACCCAATTGTGATGCTGCTTTCATTAAGTTTGTTGTAGCACGTTCCAAACTATACAACATCTTATTCGGTAACACCTTACCATTATCTGTTTCATAAACATACCCTTCTTTTTGCAATCCACGGGATATTTCTTTATAGACTGCATACCATGTGCAGTAGCTTTCTAGGACTGCACGATCTAGATTTCTAAGGGGTAGCTTTCTTAAATCTTCAATCACTCGTTTATATTCTGCTTTAGCGATTGCATCAAAATGTTTTGGCGGTGTTAATTGCAATGCTTCCAAACCGTCAGAAGCCTTTTCTTGTATGGTTTTTCTTGTAATCTTTTCTTCTTTTGTCAAATGACTTTTAGTAGTTTCCACTATCTTCATTTTTCGACCCAAATCGACCACCTCCTTTCTGATTTTATGGGGGTTCAAAAATTTCAAAAACGGAATTTTTCGTACAGAAGAGGGCGGCGTTCTAGAATCCGAACAATACATAGCCCCGTTTAAAATCAAAGGGGGTATTTCCGTATATTTTGCAGTGTATTTCCGACCGATTTGCCCTTCTGTATTCTGTTTTTGTTCGCTTTTTGATAACGTTTTTAATTATTTACCACACAATCAATAAGAATACTTCTCTTTAATTGCTTTCTTATCATTACATTTCTTACAACTTGCTTGAAGATTACTTCTATCTAATCGCTTCGACCAGTCTTGCTTCACACTGATGATATGGTCGGTCATTGTAGCTTCACCTCCACACATCGCACAGATGTAGTCAGCTTCAAGCAAGACTTGTTGACTTGTTCGCTTCCAGATTGTTGAGTTGTAGAATCGTTTCACGTCCTTGTCATATTTCCAACGAGTACGATTGTAATTCGTGTATTCCTCGTTGCGGCTATCATAGTCTACAGCAGTTCTCTTACCGTTTAGAATTGTAAGTCTCTTTGGTTTCATCGCACTCCTTTTTTTAAAAGCCATAAAAAAAGCCACACGGTTATTGCGTGGCTTTAATAAGACCTCTCATGAGAATAGCGGGATTCGCACCCACTGGCATCCATGCCGATGTCGACTAATCGGCTTATGCAAAGATTACAGTACGTAAACCCTAAGACTATAACCTTATCTCTCCTGCGAGAGACCTATTATTCCCAAAAGTGAATAGACGGAAACGGAGATGGAAAATATAGAAGAAAACTAGAGGAGGCAAATCACCGTGCAATGTTATCTCGTACCGTCTATTCGATACTATCATAATATCACTTTAAAACTATCATTTACTATCATTACTATCAAACATTTTAGCAAGCTTGACTAAAGACTTATCTCTTGCCCGTTGGATGGTAGCTGGACTACAATTCAGTTTTCTTTCCACTTGATTCCAAGACAGGCCATCTATATAGAGCAGGCGCATCACAATATTTTCAATTGGTTCTTCTAAGTCTTCGATAGCTTTAATCAGTTCCTCTTGCTCTTTATATAATAGCTCGATTTCATGATAAAGTTCTGCGATACGATCAATAGCCTTGATATTCATTTCTTCTGTTCGATTATCATTACTTGGACTTTTCGGCATACCATCGAAACTTTGCCCTTTAACAATACCTGCTCTTAGATTAATTATTTCATAATGCAAGGATTGGATTTTAATATTTTTAAATCTTAGCTTCTTGAGTTCTTTCTCAATAGTCTTTCCCAAGCTTCCACCTCCATTCCAAAGTATGAGCAGATGTCTTCTAATGCAACTCTGGACGGAATCTTTCCTAACTCCCAGCTTACGACAGAATCTCTACAATAGCCTAATTCATAACTCAATTCTGTTTGAGTTATTCCTAATTCACTACGTCTTTTCTTTAATTCTTCTGCGAATGGGTTTGTTTTCTTTTTTAAAAACAACTGTGGGTTCAAATTCATTTTTTCACACACAGTAAATAATTTACTATCCGTCGGTTGTACGATTCCTTTTTCCCAATAATGAACTACTTCAGGCGATGCTCCAAGATATTCAGCTGCTTCAGACTTGTTAAAATTCTTAGATAATCTCCATGACTTGAATTGTTCAGCAAATGTTATTTTATTATTGGTCATTCTCCAATTCCTCAATCAACCAATCAAGGTTCTTTCTAGCCTTCTTCAAATCTTCAAGACCGTTCTTCTTCTGGAATCGGAGTAAATACTTAATAGCATTTCCCCAGCACCATGCAGCCTTGCCTGGCAAGTTGCCAATAAAGTTGTCAATTACTTCAATACTTTCAAGACCTTTTGAGCCTTGGTAGTGATTTGGTTTGTTTACATTGTCAATTATTTCCGGGTTCATTATTTATCCTCTTCATCTTTGTAAAAATCAACTTTTGCAAAGTTCTTTGGACTGATTGTAATAAGTCTCTCTTCAGGTTCGATTTGATGTAGTTGTATATAACCTATATTTCCATAATTTAAATCTTTTAATTTATAACGTATATAATCAAGACTCTCTTTTACTTCGATAGTTTCATCCATGTACGGATTTTGTAATCTAAGTTTGGCCATTTATTCCACCTCCTGGACTTACTAATTTTTTATAATTTACATCTAAAAATTTTCCTAACCAGTTCATCACTTCAAGGCTAGGTAACTTATCTTTCTTTCTGTTAGTGCAGTAGTTTGCCACAACCATGTCCAGGAAATTTCTGCTACTGTTAAAATTTGGATGTGCCAAAATATGTTTTTTTAATCTTTCAGCAATTGATGTGTTCGGAACATAGACCAATTGTTTTCTTATGTGATCATAAAATCTTTTTGCATCACTCATTTCATCAAACCTTTCAACTGTTTTCTGATAAGACCAACTTTCGGGAAATCTGCAATTGCTTTATTCCCGTTTATGACAATAAATTTTCTCAACATTTTAGGGTTTTGTTGTGTCAGTTCTAAAGCCTGGTTAAAATTCAACTTTCTTATTTGGCCCATATAATGCCCAGAACAAAATTCAAAATTATTGATAAAGCATTGCTTGATAAGTTCATCTGTCCATGATTTTTTGATTTCGTATTTAACTCCTAAAAAATCAAGCTCCTCTTTCACCTTTTGCAAAAGTGGATTTTTAGGATTTGTGTTAATAATAATCATAAATACTCCTTGTTTTCGTAGATATTGCCGACAACTTCAAAATTTCCTCCGTGGGAAAAATTAGACATATAATCAACATTCCAGCGGTCATCGTGTGGTTTCAAACGATAACTTCCTCTCTCATTATCGTAAAAAACAGTATAAGTGCTATCAAGAACCCGAACAATATCCCCCTCAAAGATTTCTTTACCACTTTTGTCAAACAAACCTGTTGATTGCATAATTGAATAAAAAACATCATCGGCACTTAATGCTAAAAATAATTCACTAATTTCTTCGTAAGTATTAAATACTTCAATTTCTTTTGTTTCTGAGTTCCACGCTCTAAATTTTGGAATCATCCCAAATCCTCCTCTTTGACAAAACTACCATCAATCCAGCGACCTTTACGGTCTTTGATTTCCTGGTATGCTAGTTCGAAGCATTCATCGAAATCATATCCAAGATTTTTCAAATA